GCCATGCAGGTGTTGGCTTGGATGTGGTGTATTGTTTTCTCATTCTATGTAGGAAGCATCACTGTCTTTGGTATCAGTGCAATTGCTCATGCTTTGTTGATTGCTGCATTGTTTGTTACGATAGGTACATTTGCAACAGCTAATCATAATCCTACTGTACTGGTCAAAGGATATCATACAATGTCCCGTGCTAGAAAGTATATGTGGGTTGATGGTAAACGATATGACTTACCTGACAATGATCCAGGCGGGGAACATAATTAATATCCAAGCCTTCTCTAATATGCATACCCATAAGGAATAGTAACATGATTAGATCAAAAGCAATGCCAATGCGACATGCGTTTGGTGAGGATGAACGTAAGGCAGTTATGGAGGTGATGGACTATTACAGAAATACTGGTGATGATCCTCCTTATGGGGGTGTGTATGAGGAAGCCTTTGCAGAAGCATTTGAGGATGCTATGGGGGAAGGCCTTGCTACACCTGTAGCTACAGGCACTGGCGCTTGTTACCTAGCCTTGGCTGCTCTTAAAACGTACTATGATCTACCTGATAAAGGCGAGGTTATCCTGTCACCTGTTACTGATAGTGGTCCGTTGTCAGCTATCATTGCGCTAGGGTTTACCCCTGTCATTGCTGATGCTGCACCGGGTAGTTATAATGTAAACCGCCAAAGCATTATTGATTGTGTATCAGATCAAACTGTTGCAGTGTTTCTAGTTCATGCTGCTGGCAATGCAGTAGAGGATGTAAAGCAGATTGCAGAGGATTGCAAGTCATCTAACATTAAGTTGGTAGAGGATTGTAGCCAAGCACCGTTTGCTATGGCTCGTGGTATCTCACCTAAATATGTTGGTAGCTTTGGTGATATCGCTGCCTTCTCTACAATGTACCGTAAGAACCTGCATAGTGGTGGCTCAGGTGGCATTGTGTATGTTCCTGATGTACACAACAAGGATCTATTCAATCATGTACTAGCGCACAAGGATAGAGGCAAGCCTACGTGGCGCACTGATATCAATCAGAATGATCCAGGCAATGCCCTGTTTCCTGCACTCAATTGGAATACGGATGAGTTCTCTTGTGCTATTGGTTCGGCTAGTCTTAAACGTATTGAAAAGACAATAGGTGATCGTCAAAAATTTATTGGTCACCTGAAAGAAAAGCTTGACAAATATAGTAAAGTATGTTCTATTGATCCCGCTTCTCATAGTGGTTCATCACCATTCTATCTGCCCATAATCGTTGACACTTCTTTGATAACGGTAAGCAAGACAGAGTTTGCAGAAGAAGTTCAAGGGAGAGAGATAGGTTTGTTAACTCACTATGGTTGCTTAGTATCAGACTGGGAATGGGCTGATCGTTACATAGATTGGAGAGCCAGTCATAAATATTCTGAAGGTAGTGTGCCTTGAGCTAGTCGGACCCCTAATGCTAGGGCCATGCGTGATAGCTCGTTCAACCTATTCTTAAATGAAAACTATACTGAAGAGGAGGCTATTGATATTGCCCTGGCTATTGCTTGGGTTGAGGAAAGGACATTAGATCATGAAAGAATATCTTTCTAAATTAGAGCGCATGGTTTGGCGTGACATTCAAACCAAATACTCTGACAGTGACCGACATTTCTGGGAAGAGTATCACCTATGGAAGTATGGGATCATTACCAAGGTGAATAAATTCTGGAAGGACAAGCTATGATATCAGCATTGTTTATATCCATTGTTGTTGTCATCTGCTTTGGTACTGGTTTAGCAGTAGGCTTATTCTACAAAGCCGAGAACAAAAAGAAAACGGAGGACGACGACGAGGATGTATAGAAATACTAACAACACCATGTACTGTGTGTATGATCTAGCCATAGCACCTATCACTTTTGACTTCATGCATTTTGCTGTGATCTCTGAGATGGCTAGGGCAGCAAACAACTTTGATTACGTTCACTTTGTGTTCACATTAAATGCTGAACGACAATGGCGAATGCATACACCAAAAGACAAAGCGTTATCTGTTGAAGATAAAATGTATCGGCTTAGAAACATTATTCAACCTATCGCTGAAATGATACCATCATATGCAGGTCATTCTATCTACCTTGATAGGATTGAAGCTGCTAAAGAACTGGCTGCATTGATACCGCAGATGATCTTCCCCCCTCAGTATCATGTTAATAATCCATCATCTATGTTTATGCTAGAGCAGGTGATGGATGTCTATCGACAGTGTAAGGATCAAGAACTTGATGTTACACCGGACTGCTTAGTGCCTAGTGAGGTTGGAAAAGATCAAGCATTACAATGGTGTAAGGCCAACGATGTTGATGTAGATAAACTCGTTACAATTACTGTGCGTCAGTGCAGCGTTGAACCTGATCGTAATACTAACATGGAAAGTTGGCGACGGTTTGCTAAGAATATTCAGAAGGATGGATGGCATCCTGTTTTTCTTGTGGACACTGAGCAAGCCATGCTTCATGATGATACTGGTTTGAAGGACATGAAGATCTACTGGCCAGGGCCGATCAACCTTGAGTTGAGAATGGGGTTATATGATCTAGCAGCTTACAATGTAAGTCATAACGGCGGTCCTGCTGCTCTTAATTTCTTCTTACCAGGATCTAAATATTTGCAATTTCTGCCTGTCGATGCTATACCTAAAGTCGTTGAAAGCGAGGGCGAGTCTGGTATGGAGAGGTTGTTAGGTGTAAAGAAAGGTGAGACATATGACTTTGCAGGACAAAGTAAACAATACGTCTGGGAAAAAGCGACAGCCACTAACATCTACCGAGAGTTCAACGAGTTCATCACAAAGTTCCCAGCCTGAGTATGATTGGGACTGGGAAGATGAATGGATGCGGCTACACATGCTTAACAAATTAAAAGGAGGTAAGAAGTAATGGATACAAAAAGGTATCTACTTGATGCATTGGCAGAGCATTACCGAGGACAGATTGCCAAGCATAGAGCAAACTTAACTGTGCTCTTAGAAAAGCACGTTGGCTTGGCTGAGCACCCTGACATCATCGAGACGTTAGATGATCAAGTGGGCAAGCTGGCGGAATATGATGAAAAGTTAGAGATGCTTACTAAACATTTCTACGTTCAGAGGTTTGAAGTATTACCCTCTGATTACCGCTCATAAGCGGTGCGAAGACCGCGCTCCCTTAGCTCAATGGATAGAGCATCAGACTTCTAATCTGAGGGTTGCAAGTTCGAGTCTTGCAGGGAGCGCCACTAAAGGATATGACATGTCGGACGACTATGAAGGCGCAACCGAAGCAGAAGATATTATTTTTTCAACAGCATCCGAAGTTCCAGAACTATGGGAGTGGGATAGCGAACTATCAGAGTTAGATTTATCTGTTGAATTAAACCTATCAGATATATCAATTGTCGAGGATCATATTGATCTAAGAGCGTGGGAAGATTTCAATGAAGCGGACCAAGAAACAGAAAAAGAAATCGAATCCTATCGCCAAGGATCTGATGACGACAAAGTATAAACCCCGTATTGTGCAGGACAAGCGCAGAAAGGAACGTGATGATCAAAGATTTGATCGACGATTTGATCCTGAAGAACGGTGAAACTAAGCGCATGAACTGCCCTGCTTGTGGTGGGATTAATACATTTACTGTAACTAAAAACTCTGGCTCCTTCTTGTGGAACTGCTATAAGGCTTCATGTAATATCAAAGGTGTTACTGGCGCTCCATTCTCTCGTGAAGAGTTTGCTCGTAGGATGGAGCCAGAGAAAAAAGTAGACAGGTTTGATATACCTGATTCGTTTACATTAAACTTTCCTGACCGCATGATCAAGTACATGGAAACTAATAATGTGCTTGACGCCTGGAAAGATAACAGAGTTGAGTTGTATCATGACGTAGTGCAGAACCGTGCTGCATTTATGATCAAATCCTCTGGTCAAACTATTGATGCTGTAGGTCGGGCGCTTGCTAGAGGTATCAAGTGGCATCGCTATGGTAAATCTAAACAACCTTTCGTAGTTAAAACAGACATTGATCATGCCATTATAGTTGAAGATGCTGCATCTGCTGCTGCTGTTTCTAAGTATGGGACAGGTATAGCGCTGCTTGGTACTCACCTAACAGACGAAGCACTAGAAGTTATAGCAACTTATCGCTCTGTCACTGTGGCTTTAGATCGTGATGCTACTAACAAAGCACTGCACTTGACAAAACGCATTAAGCAGTTTACAACTGCAACCATGAAGATATTAAAAGATGATCCGAAAGTTTATCCGCGAGGTGTAATAGAGTGAGTGACAATACAAGTAACCTCCTCCTCGGCCTGTTCTTACGCTATGATTTTTGGGAGAGTAACAATCTCCTGATTGGTGAAGATTATTTTGAGGCTGAGAGTAAGAAGATCTACAAGGTTATATCAGACGCGCATAATAAATATAAGCGTGACCTGACATTGCCAGAAGTAGAAGCCTTACTATGGGCCAACAATCCTCTTCTAACTGCCTCTCAGAAGTCTATGTACATGAAGCTGCTTGAAACTATCAAGCCAGTGATAGGCGAAGAGATTGCAGAGGAGGTGTTAAGAGCATCCTTCAGAGAGCATATGGGACAGACTGTAGCTCAGATTGGAATGAGTCTAATCGACGGTCAAGAAGTAGATCTATCTACACTGCGTGATCTGGTGGATAAGTATGAAGGTGGCTTTATTCCTGATCGTGAACTAGAGGTGTTGTCTTCTGAGTTTGAAGACATCATGGACTATAACAACGACAAGCTGCCTTGGACGTTTAACATAGCCAGCCTTGGCAACATGGTTCCTGGTGTTGGTCCTGGTAACTTCGGTATTGTGTTTGCATTGGTCGAGTCTGGTAAGTCTGCCTTTGGTATCTCCCTATGCTTTGGTCCTGATGGTTTCGCAGAACAAGGCGCTAAGGTTTTATATATTGCCAATGAAGAACCAGCAGAAGCAACTAGGTTTAGGGCTGTCATGAGTCACACTGGTTTTGATGAACAGCGTCTACTGACCAACAAACATGCTGCCGCTGATATGTGGCGTAGGATTAAAGACAAGGTAATGTTTCATGAGACAACAGAGATCAGGCAGCTAGAAGCTTTGGTTAAGAAGTATCGGCCTGACATTGTTGTGATTGACCAGATGGACAAGCTTAACATTAACGGACAGTTTGCGCGGGATGATCTAAAGTTATCGGAGATCTATCGTCGTGGCCGTGAGATAGCTAAGAAGAATGAGTGCTCTGTTATTGCTGTTACACAAGCTGATGCTAGTGCTGATGGTAGAACCAGTCTAAGGTTCACACAGATGTCTGGTAGTAAGATTGGTAAGCCAGCAGAGGCTGACTACATCATTGGTTTAGGTAAAGAAGCAACTGACAATGGACAGGATAACTTCTTACGCTACCTAACCGTGTCTAAGAATAAGGTAGGAGGCAGACATGGAAGATGCATCGTCAAGATTGCACCTGAAATTTCTAGGTATCACGATTAAAAAAAGCTTGACAAATCCAGAAAGCTATGATATTAGGTTCGATACCGTTTGGGAGATAATCTATTTATATATTATATTATATATTAATATATATATGTATAAGGAGATATTATTATGAAGATACTTGTGTTAGGACCAACATGGCGCAGCGCAGCTATTGATGTTTACCTCACTAAGCGTGGCCATACTGTGATGCAATCGGACGACAAATATAGTCTCATGGACTTACAGATTATCAACCCTGATTTAATTATCAGCAACGGTTATGCACCTATCTTTAAATCAGATGTCATCAGTAGGTTTAATATAATTAACATTCATCCTGCTGCTCTACCCCGTGGTCGAGGTATCTATCCAAATGTATGGGCCTTATATAAAGGCTATACGGTAGGTGTTTGTATCCATCAGATTGATGAAGGAATTGACACGGGTGATCTTTTAGCCAGTGACTTTATGCAGCATTGGGAATTAGATTTTAGACTTGACAATCCACAAGAGACACTTCAAACTTTCTATTCGCATTTACTGCGCCGTGTAGAGAACCTATTCTACCGCACATGGCCAAAGATTGAAGATGGATCTATCATACCATACAAACAAGAGCCAGGAGGTTACCAGCACTATCGTAACCGTAAAGAGTCAGAGGACTTGATGAGTATGTTTCCAGACCGCTGGGATACACCAATCAAGTTAGTTAAGATGACTGGCGAGAAGATGAGAGAGCACGATGCAGAATTACACTTTGGTTGTTGATTTAGAGATTGATTTGTACGGAGATCGTAAAGACCCTACACCTTATAACAGTTCTAATCAACTGGCTGCGATAGGTTATATGCGTATTGACATTGACGAGCAGCCTGTTATTGTTTGGCCGGACGATCTTGATGGCTTAGAAAGTTTTCGTAGTCACCTACAGAATGCTCAATACCTTGTTGCCCACAATGCCAAGTTTGACCTGTCTTGGTTGCGTGAGATGGGGTTTGAGTGTGAGGGCAAAGTGATTGATACCATGATTAATCAGTATGTCCTTAATCGTGCTGTGAGGAACCCCCTGTCCTTATCAGCACTAGCCGAGCACTATGGCGTCACTGAGAAATTAAGCACACTTGGTGATGCCATAGACGCTGGCAAAAACTTCTCGGATTTAGATCGAGAGGTTGGTAGTCAGTATCTGGTACACGATATCAAAGCTACGGCTGAGATATATCAAAAGCAGAAGGAACAATTCGAGGACGCTGAAGGGGTTTCCCTTGTCCCTGTGCGCGACCTCATGTGTGAGTTCTGTTCCGTGTTAACAGATATTGAACGATCAGGTATGGCAATTGATATTGATGTACTTAATAAGGTAGATCAGGATTATCAGAAGGAGCAGGAGGAACTCCAGTCGTATCTGAAACGTAAGACCCATGAGCTTATGGGCGACACCGAGGTTAACCTATCCTCCCCTGAACAGATGTCCGAGGTTGTGTACTCTTGCAAGCTTGTTAATAAAAACAAGTGGAAAGAAATCATGAACATTGGTACAGATGAAAGGGGTAAACCCAAACGTCGCCCAAAGCTATCCCTTGCAGAGTTTAAGCAATCACTGAACCTATGCTTTAAAAGGTCATACAAGACCAAGGCTTTGCAATGCCCTTCCTGTCAAGGCAGAGGACACTTCTATAAGATGAAGAAGAGTGGTGAGCAATTTAAGAAGCCTACCAAATGTCCTGCTTGTGATGGGAAGGGCTTTATATATCAAGATCTAAATGAAAGAGCGGGTTTAAATATTAAGCCTTCTGTTGCACTAGCCGCAGCAGGTGGATTTAAGACAGACAAGCTTACCCTATCTGCTCTACTTAATCGTGCTGGTGATCCAGATTCTCGTAAGTTCTTAGAATCCATCGTCAGATTGTCAGCAATTGAAACCTATCGTTCTTCATTTATTGAAGGTATCAAGAAAGGTATTAAAGACGATGCTTTACTTCACGCTAATTTTAATCAGTGTATTACTGCTACAGGTCGTTTGAGCAGCAGCAACCCTAATCTACAGAACATGCCAAAGGGTAGACTGTTTCCTGTACGACAAGCCTTTGTCAGTAGATTCGATGAGGGTGAGTTAATTGAGATTGACTATTCACAGTTAGAGTTTCGCGTAGCTGGTACGCTGGCTAGAGACTCTAAGATTAAGCAAGAGGTTGAAAATGGATTTGATGTTCACGCCTACACCGCTCAAGTTCTCACAGCGCATGGTGAGCCAACTGAACGAGGCCCAGCTAAGTCAAGCACATTCCGTCCACTGTACGGCGGAACGTCTGGCACTCCAGCACAGATGGCATACTTCCAAGAGTTCTTCGGAAAGTACCGAGGGATCTTCGACTGGCATACGCAACTCCAAGAGCAAGCAATCAGAACAGGAAGAGTTGTCACCGCTACAGGAAGGCAGTTCGATTTTCCAGGTTGCTACAGAAATAGCCAAGGAAATGCCAGTGCTAAAACCCAAATAGTTAACTATCCAGTTCAGTCTGTAGCAACAGCAGAGATTGTACCTCTTGGTGTAATCCTTCTCTGCCGTAAGATTACTGAGCTAGAACTACAAAGCCGTGTCATAAACACAGTGCATGATAGTGTGCTGATTGACACGCACCCAGACGAGATCGACATCATTAAAGATATTGGTCCCGCATGTTTACTCGAAGCACAGACAGAAGCACACAAGCGTTTCGGACTTGATGAGTTTATCCCGTTAGACGTTGAAATGTCTAAAGGAAAAAACTGGATGGAGCAAGAAGATTTTGCTTGACATTTGTGTAATGATGTGCTACAAGAACTATCTTTAAACTTTGGAGTTCGATATGAACGAGATTGCTCTCTTTGAAAACAGTGATGATTTTGCCTTACTATATTCTGCATCTACCTCTGGCGCACCTAGTATTGCACGGGCGCGTATCAACCGGGATGCTAACGTAGAGGATGCAGATGAAAATCTGGTAAGTGTGCCAGCCCCATCTATTGCTTTGCGTGATCCCTCGGAACAAGAATACTTCTCAAAAGAAGCTTATATGCGTATCTACTTTGATACGATGCAGACTGCCGTGTTTGATTCAGATGCTGAGAAGTACACTAATATGTCTTCTCACTTCAAAGACTTTAGTAAACCAGCCTTGGACTGGCAGGGTGGTGATAAATGCGGGTGGATTCCATCTAAGATGAAGGAAAAACTCCGCACCTCTGATCCGGTTGCATTTGCCAGTGCGAATAAAGTTAAGTTGTATCGTCACCTCTTTGGAACACTTCGTATGGAAGATACTGTTTCACCAGGGAACGATGGCCCTAATGAGGTAAAAGATGTTCCTTTCCGTATGCGCCTTGGACCCTCCAACTTTATGGAGGTTAGTTCGGTCTTGGGTGGCTTACTCAAGCAAAAGGTTAATCCGGCTGCTGTTGAACTCAAGATTGACTTTGAGCTAAACAAGCGCGGATCTAACAAATGGTTTACGTTGAAGTACAAGCCTATCATGACCAACATCATTGAGTTGGACAGCGACTACAAAATTCTGCTGGATGACTTCTTCGACCTTGTTAAGTATGAGAATGAACAAGTATCAGAGAAGATGCGAGAAAATAGTAACGATGTTGTAGACTCTTTTGATGATGTTCTTGAGGCTTGATAATGTTTGAAGATGTACACTGGTTACAAGTTAAGATAGACGACTTTTTATCTGGAACACCTGAGTTACCACAACATCTTATCTTTAAGGCATCTCAGAACTTCAACGATAAGCTTGGTCGTTTTAACTCTAAACCAAGGGGGAAGTCAAACCTTCCCTCACTTTCTCAAATCGGTAAACCCTTTTGTCAGTTACACGCTAACAAACTAGACTGGTCACAAACACCAAAAGACCGTAGCTTTAAAATTAAGATGACCTATGGGGATATGACTGAGGTAATCGCAGTTGCTATCCTTGAAGCTGCCGGTGTTAAGATCTTTGCTTTGAATCAGAGAACACGCTTAGAAACTACAGAGGGTGATCTGTATGGCGAGTTTGATTTAATCATTGAGGATGATGACGGTAACCTTACGATGTGGGATATTAAGTCTGCATCTAGGTTTGCTTTCGAGCACAAGTTTAAATCGTATGAAGCTATGAAAGAAGGCGATAGCTTTGGTTACGTTAGTCAGTTATTCGGGTATACTATTGCAGAGCGGTCAAAGTATCCTGATATAAAAGCAGGTGGCTGGATAGCAATCAACAAAGAAACGGGAGAGATGAAGGTCTGTTCTGTTGATCCTACTGATGAAGAAATATATCACGCTAATATTGTCAGGACTATCAAGCGGTACAAAGAGGCTGAAGAAAAGAACTTCAGTCGAGAGTTCTCTGACGTAGAAGAGACTTGGTATAAGAAGCCTACTGGTAACCGTAAGTTAGCCAGCTCTTGCTCATTCTGTGATTATCGTTACTCTTGCTGGCCTAATTTAGAGTATCGTAAAAAAGCAAAGTCTAAAGCAGCAAATGCGTATGAATACTACACGCACTATAAAGAAGAAGAAGTCGCTTAAATCTTCTAGGTATAGGGCTAGGGCTAAAGGATATAGATCTGGTCTTGAAGATAATGTAGCTTTACAGTTGTCTAACTTAGGCATAACAAACTGTTACGAAGTTACAAAGGTAGCATACCTTCAACCAGAAAAACGTCGCACATATACCCCTGACTTTCTATTGCCTAACGGTATCATCATAGAAACGAAGGGGATCTTTTCTTTAGAGGATAGGCAGAAGCATCTTTGGATTAAGGAGCAATGCCCCGACCTCGACATCCGATTTGTATTTAGTAATTCAAATGCAAAGATTCGCAAGGGAAGTAAGACAACCTACGCAATGTGGTGTGAGAAGAACGACTTCATTTATGCGGATAAACTAATCCCAGAACAGTGGATTAAACTTAGGAGAAGAAAAAGGTGGACGAAAAAGAAAGCTTTGAAGTAGCTCACAAAGTCTTTATCCCTGATAATACCTTTGCGATCTTTGTGCATTGTGATGCTGAGAACGAGACTCTACAGGTTGATGTTGGAGATTTTGTTTCAGAGAACTTAGTTGGCACTCGTGAGTATGATGCGATGGGTTTGATAATTAATGAACTGAGCACATCTATTGAGGAAGCAATGCAACGGTTTGCTGCTATTGATCCTGACTTTGATATTGAACAGCAGATTAGTGTAACATTGGAAGGAAATGATAATGTCATTCCTTTCCCTAATTTAAATAGGAAGAACTAATGACGAGTAGAAACTCTGTAATAGAAACAGCACAAGATATAATTAATGGTGATCGACAGAATGAGTACGGACCTCCTAACAAAAACTTCCAAGATATTGCTGAAGGTTGGTCCGTTATCTTTAACAGAAAGGTCCGTGCCTATGAAGTGGCCCTGGCAATGGACTGGCTTAAAACTTGTAGAGCTTTAAAAAGTCCAGGTCTAGCAGATAGCTGGATTGATAAAGTTGGATATAGCGCCATTGGCGGTGAACTAGCAGGAGAAAATGAAGATGACTGAAAAAGATACGGAGACTGAAATTGAAGAACTCGAAAAAGAAATTCGAGAGAAAGAAGATAAATTAAGTAGCTTAAAATATTCTGATTACGAATCAGCCAAAAAACAATACGCGGCTGCTCAAGAGAATTATCAAGATGCTTACAAGAAACTGATGAGTGCTAAACAGCATTATCTGATTGAGATGAATAGCGTGATTAAAAGCAAGAGCACTTCACAGTTTTTCTTTGGTCGCGGTTTTTAATGCGTCTTAAAGTTCGTCTTGATATTACTGTTGATGAGGATGCGTCGTGGATTCCTGCTGATGGGGTTCACGGCGCTGCTTCTGAGGCAGAAGAATTAATTATAGAAGCCATTGAGAATTGTATTGATGGTGCGCTTATTACTGTGATTGGTGTAAAAATAGATGAGTAGTTTCAAATCAAATAAGAATCCAATGTTCCGCTCAAAATTTAGTGAGGACATTTTTAATTTAAAGTATGCTCATCCAGGCTGTGATGACTGGGAGCAACTAGCTCATGTGCTAGTAGATGACGTGTGTGGTAATCTTCGAGATGGTGAAGAAAAGCTTCTGACTGATGATGAACTGTATCAGTTAAAGGTGTATATCACGGATCTAAAGTTTGTTCCTGGTGGACGTTACCTTTATTACGCCGGTCGGAAGAATCGTTTTTACAATAACTGTTTCCTTCTTAAAGCTGAAGAAGATACCCGACAAGATTGGGCTAACCTTAGCTGGAAGTCCGAGTCCTGCCTGATGACAGGTGGTGGTATCGGTATTGACTACAGCGTATACCGACAATCAGGACGGGTCTTAAATGGAACTGGTGGAACTGCCAGTGGACCTATTCCCAAGATGCAAATGATTAACGAGATTGGGCGACGAGTTATGCAGGGTGGTTCTCGTCGTTCTGCAATCTATGCCTCTTTAAATTGGCAACACGGTGATGTTGATGCCTTTCTAAAAGCTAAGGATTGGGACACAATGCCTGTGGGTAACACTGGCCTCACCCTCAAACAAATCAAGGAGCAGGATTTTAACTTCCCTGCACCTTTGGATATGACCAACATTAGTGTTAACTATGACACTGATTGGTTGCTGCAATATTGGGAAACAGGCAAAGTCGGTGATGTGTTCATTAACAATATCAAACAGGCACTACGAACGGCAGAGCCTGGGTTCTCATTTAACTTTATGGAGAACGAAGATGATACACTACGGAACGCTTGCACTGAAGTTGTTTCTGCTGATGACAGTGATGTCTGCAACTTGGGCAGCATTAACATGGGCCGCATTGAGTCGGTATCCGAATTTGCTGACATCGTAGAGCTTGCCACTAAATTCTTAATCTGTGGCACATTACGAGCACATCTACCTTACGCTAAAGTATACGAGACTAGAGAAAAGAATCGTCGTCTGGGGTTGGGCTTGATGGGTATGCATGAATGGCTTATCAAGCGCGACTCTAAATATGAAGTTACACCTGAGTTACATCGTTGGTTAGCTCTCTATAAAGGTGTGTCTGATAAAGTATCTAAGGAATTTGCAGATGAATTATCTGTATCAAGGCCAGTCGCTAATCGTGCTATTGCACCTACTGGTTCGATTGGCATTCTTGCTGGGACTACTACTGGTGTTGAACCTCTATTTGCTGTAGCTTACAAGCGACGTTACCTTACACAAGGTACTCGTTGGAAGTATCAGTATGTTGTTGATAGCGCAGCACAAGAACTGATTGACATCTATGGTGTTGATCCAGAAAGTATTGAAAGCGCATTGGATCTGGCAGAAGACTACGAGCGTCGAATGATGTTCCAAGCTGATGTGCAGGATTACGTTGATATGTCTATTAGTTCAACAATCAACCTACCTCAATGGGGGTCAAAGTTAAACAATGAAGACACAGTTGAGAACTTTGCTAACACCTTGGCTAAGTATGCCCACAGACTCCGTGGCTTTACTTGTTACCCTGATGGCGCTAGAGGTGGGCAACCTTTGTCAGTCGTACCTTACAGTGAGGCTGTAGATAAACTAGGTACTGAGTTTGAAGAGCACGTTGAGACTCATGATATCTGTGACATTTCTCAAACAGGAGGATCTTGTGGCTCCTAGAAGATATCCATTCCCAATGCGGGATATCTTTGCAGAAGGACGGAAGGGGTTTCGCACTAACACCGTGAACCCTTTCCGGCCACACTCTGATAGATACCGTGAATGGGAGAGAGGTTACAATCATGAATACTTCAACGCCCAAAGACGTTCAATTAAATTTCTTCATTGAACACGAGGACTTAGGAGCGGGAGATGGTAAGGTA